AGATAAACCAGGATTACCGCTATACGTGTTATTTGTATTTGATGGTAATCCAGATGCTGCAAAAATTACACTACCTCTTTGACCAATACAGAGAGCAGTAATAGCAGGAACATTAAGAGATAGAGTTGAGGCAATATTACTCATTGATACGATTATTTATGCAGAAGATACGAGTTTTTACTCTTATGAATGCTGTGTAACCTTGATATATTTGTCACCAGACTGATAAGGAGCACCACTATTACCAATACCTGGTGTTACAAGGATGAGTGTAGCAGAAGCAGCACTAAGTGATGTATTATAAACATCACCAAGAACACCATCGGTTGTATTCTGTACATTCATGGTATCACCGTAGAAGAAATACGGAGCAGCAGGGTTGGTGTAATTTTGTGTGGCACTTAGTGTTGTTGTATCGACATCATATGTATATGTACCGAGAGCAGCGCTTAATGAAATAACACCATTAACATTAAAACCTTTGATTTTGAATCTTGTATCTCCTGATGTACCATTTGCAAAACCCAACCCACATCTAACTGTTAATGGCCAAGTTACAGGGAAGGAACTTAAATTTGTAGATGAAAGAATAGAATTATTATAATTTGTAAAACTATAATTAAGGTAATTAGTGAAATTTAAATCATTAACGTTTTTTATATCTACTACTATTCTTTGACCGAAATCTGTTAATCTAACACGTACTCGTTTGTAATCTAAATTTTGATTAGTTGAGGTTATTTGTTGATAAAGACTTATATTGTTACCAAATGAAGCGTCATTGAGATTTGGTGTTCTAGTGATAATATTGTACTTACTACCGTAGCTTGAACGGATAGCAATAGAGTTTGAAATATTATTTGAATAGCCTGAATTGAAAAAATTATTACTACCGAAATTACCCGTTAAATCAAATCCTACACCTAACACACCACTATCCAATCCTCCCCATGTCGTATTATTTACACCTGAAACAGAACTATAGACTAACCCCGGTCCAGGGCCACCACCATTAACGGTAGGATTTTGTGTGCTACTAAAGAAAACACAAAACCCTTCAGCGCCCGATACCGCCGTACCGTAACATGCGTAGTCAAAGGACACGACTATATCTTTTGTCGTATCGAGATATTTAAGAGAAGTTAATCCCGGACCAGAGAGATAAATTGAACTTGCTACAGCATTCGAGGGCAAAGTATACATACAGCGTTAATTATATTTATTAACTTGTATAGATTGGAATATATCCAACGAACGTACCATTTGAGTTGTAAATCGGCATTTTTGCTGTTACAGAGCCAACACCACCACCGGTTGCCGAGATATTGGCAACATATAAGGCGCTAGCAGCTGCAATACCTGTGGAACTTACATTATTAACATAGGTGAAGTTAGATAAACTCGCTGTTATCCCCTGACCGATAATAAAAGTACAATTCTTGTTATTTGTATTATTATAACTTCCGGCAAGAATAGCAGAATAATTACCCGAGGCAGTATTTGACGTACCACCACCAATAAATTGACTCATACCTGATCCAGTTGTACAATTACTACCACCACCAATGATAACAGAAGAGCCAGTACAAGCACAATTACCACCACCTGCTACAATAGCACTACTTATACCACAAGCGCAGTTATTATTTCCTCCACCAATAAAAGTATACCCAGCAGAAGCAGTATTACCGCAACCACCAGCAATAACAGCACTATATGACGAAACAGTGTTATTACAACCACCACCAATAAAGGAATTATTACCGGTAAGAGCATTACCGCAACCACCAGCTATCGTCGAGTAATTGCACGTTGCTGCATTATTACCAAATTTAGGAACAATGGAATTATTTGTTACTGTACATGTTTGACCAAATACATAAGTAGTGCTAGTTAAATTAGTACCATCACCGAATAACAAAGCCGCGCAAACTTTACCCTGAGAGCTAATATTATTAACGTACGTGTAATTAGGTAGTGACGCGTTAATGTTTGAACCTAAAATAAATGTATTAGCTTGTGAGTTTGTATTATTACATACACCACCTAAAACAACAGAGTAAATACCAGAAGCAGTATTACAAATACCGTTTAGTACGCTCGTGTATAGTGCAGACGCTGTATTACAGAAACCAACACCAACAATACCATTTTGATTAGTAGTTTGATTACACGTACCGCCAGCTACTACTGAATATGTACTAGATACAGTGTTAAGAGCACCACCGAGAATAGATGAACAGTTTCCGGAAACTTTATTACCTGTACCACCGGAAATAGTTGTTTGTATGCCAGACGCTACATTTTGTGTACCACCGAGAATACTAGAATAACAACCTGAAGCAGTATTTGAGCATCCACCCGCTACAACAGCGTATACGCAACTAGCTACATTACTACCAGAGACCGGTTGAATGGATCCAATAAACGTTCCATTAGTATAAATTTTATCAATAGCGTGTAACACACTTGTAATACCAGTGCCATCACCACAGAACGATGAAGCACAAATACTACCATTGGTACTCAGATTATTAACAAGTGTTGTATTACAGGCAGTTGAAGAAATATTATTTCCTACAATAAAGGAATTACAACCCGATAAAGAATTATTAAAACCACCAAGAATACCTGAATTATTACCTGTTACGGTATTACTCTTACCACCAGCAACAACAGAATAACACCCAGCAGCAGTATTTGAAATACCACCGTTAATGTTTGAAACATTACCGGATACTTTATTATAACTACCACCTGCGATACTCGAGTATTGACCAGAAGCGGAGTTATTTAAACCACCACCAATAGAAGCAGAGTTACCAGACGCAACATTACCAAAACCACCCACTACAGCAGAGGCGTAGTTGAGAGCACAATTTGATTCACCGCCAACAACTGTTGTATAATTACCAGAAGAGCAGTTAAGATAACCACCAGCTACATTTGACCAACTACCAGTAGCAGCATTACTCTGACCACCAGCGATATTTGAATACAAACCACCGGCAATGTTAAAATACCCACCGAGTACAGTATTATAAGCACTTAATGCCTGGTTATTACTACCACCGGCGATATTTGCAAATAACCCAGTAGCTGTATTGTTACCTAAAACTGGAGCAATAGCTGATGTTGTTTGTGAAAGAGTGTAAACAATAGGTACATAAACACCAGTTGTCCACAATCCACTATTAGCAGCTACAGTTGAGTACGTACCCTGCCAATTAGCACTATTTGTATTGACGTTGGTAAAGGCTGAATAACCACCTAACCAAAATGCACTATTACTTAATACTGTTGTATATACATTGTTCCAATGAACACTATCGACCCCAGATAAGGAACCAATAACTGAAACACCATTTGAAAATGTTGTTACACCGTTTAATGAATTTGTAATTACAGCGGGAGCTGCGTTATTACCAACGTATGATACAGGAATAGCATATTTAACACCACTGAGCTGAACAATAAGAGAATTTGTAGGATTAAAACCTACTGTAGAAGATAATACAGGGTTTAAGATGCTTATATTCGAAAGCGTGTAATATGTTGTAAAGAGAGAACCTGAAGCACTAAGATTACCCTGAATAACAAAGTCACCTTGAAACGGTTCATTATACGAAGCAATGGGATCCGTCGCTGAATCTGGATACCCCTGTGTAGGAGAGGAATGATGATTCTTTCTATGAAGCTTATTATGAAACCGGGCGTTGTCAGACATGGTTAAGATTATTTATTAACAAATCCCTAAAATAGTAAGGGCTAAAATACTTAATAACAAAAGAATAAATATATATGTGTCCTTAAGGATGCAAATATGAGAATTATCCTAGCTGTTCTCGATCATTTCTATCATGAGGAGATCGAGAACCTTAGAAAAGATATACGTTATTTTTTAATTTCGATTAAATATTGACGTGAAGTTTTTAACAAAACTATTTCAACGTGAAGCTGTTACAGAAAATACTGTCTTAAAACAGTATTATACGATTTTTGGCTTTACAACTAATAATCAGGTAGCTTCAACAGCTATTGATATTGTTTATTGGTTTATAATCTTTGTTGCATATTGTTTTGCTTTTCATGCATTGAATGTGATTCTTATTTCATGGAATTGGTTCCTAATTGCCTTAGCTAGTATAGCCGTTGTTGGTCTCCCGTATTGTGTGAAGATTATTCTCTTCGGTCGAAAGGAGTTTCCGTTCAAGGCAGCCATACTCTGTCTTTTTCTTAGTCTTTTACCAACGATTTTTGATTTTGCCGGTCTTTATTCTGAAACCGGTATTCAGGATAGTTTAAAAAATAGTAAAGAAAAGATAACTGAAACATTATCATATTTTGAAGCAGAGAGTAAGAAAGCAGTGCAACAACAAGAACTTGATATCAATAATATCGGAAGAGATAAGAAGGTAGAAATAGAAAAGAACCTAACCTCTAAATCAATAGAACTCAAACAACAAGTTGAAGATGCCAATCAAGAGGTACTCGATGAGAAACAAGGCGTTAAGGGAAAGGCAGGAGATGGACCAAGAGCTAGAGAGTTACAAGCAACAGCAAGAAAACTTCAAGCACAAATTGATATTGAATTACAAGGATCAAAAACAGAAATTAAAAAACAAAACGATGCCATTGATCAACAAATACAAGAACAACTCCAAGCGCTTGAAGGTTCAAATAAACTTCTTGGTAATAGAATTGTGGCTTGTAAGAAAGCTATTAATCAAACAACAAGTTTTAAGGATCTCGAGTTAGCTGTCATTGATGCAAATAGTCTTATTTCCTCAATTGCATCAAATCTCAATACAAAATTTGAGCCAGTTAAGATTTTAGGAACCGATAATGTTATTAAAGTATCATTTACTGCTTTAACACAAGCTGACATTACAGCTCTTGTGTGCTGTCTTTTAGCTTTCCTTATGGAAGTTGGTGATATTATTATTACCTATACTATTCGTTATGAAAAGAAAGTACCTGTTCCTCTTATTAAGAAGGAAGATGATTTCTTACATAGAGTAAAGTATACAAAGACCTACGAAGGATATTAAGCAGCTTTATACTTTTTAGAAAACGTTTTAGCTGTTGATAGACAGTGAGCGGTATATTTACAGTGATCACACACTCTATCCGAGTCAAGAAAGAGTTGAGGAGCAATACAGGAACCGTTCTTTGTATTATCGATAATATATTCCTTTGCAGTAGAATAGAACCGTGCCTCTTTTGGTACCCATTTAACCGCTATCTCTCTTGCTTCCTCTTCTGTAACTCTTTTTGAGTTTTTTGGTTTCTTAAGAAGCTTTAGACGTGCAAGTGCTTGATGATCAATAGAGAAAGGCTTTTTATTAGTAGGGCGAAGCTGTTTCTGAACTTCCTCTGGCGATACTCTTTGCTTAAGAAGTCTCTTAGCTTCATTGCTAACATAATGCTCATCAAAGGCTACAGGGCCACCAAACTTTTTATTACCCTTAGCTACTCCCGCCTTCGATACACGCCTTTCTAATCCTGTTACAATACAGGTCATAATTCTACTCTTTACAATACTATCGTCAGCTACCGTTACTTTCTTCTGTAATGGTTTTTTAGTTTGCTTTGGAAGTTTTTTAACCTTGGCGCGTTTCATTGGATGTATATTATGTATACCAAAAAGGAATTTCAAGCTTGATTTTGAAAAAATATTATTTTATTATTCGAACATGCCCTACATTAAAAAGGAAAATAGAAAGAAATTTGATAAGGCCCTAAAGGCTCTTCCAAATCTTGAAAATGCTGGTGATTTGAATTACCTAGTTACCAAGATCTGTCAACAATATATTAGCGATCACACGCTTAACTATAATACACTCAATGAAATCGTTGGAGCCTTAGAGTGTTGTAAGATTGAGTTCTATCGTCGTGCTATTGCACCGTATGAGGGTGTTAAGATTGCTGAAAATTCAGACGTCTATTAGATTGTAGTGGATATAATAGACGACCGGAGCTAATAATTGACCGTATATGAGCAAAATGTCACCAGACAACATTATGAAGCTTGTTAAGAAGGGAAGACTCGTTCCCGTTATTAAGAGCACCCAAGATGGTAAGCACTATCTAATCGGATATAAGCGTAAGAGCACAAGCAGGAAGGCAAAGACTGATAGTTTTATGCTCCCACAACCGGAGGAGATTACTCTTCCAGAAAATTTTAAAAGTTAATAGTGGATTACTAAAAAAGTGAATCCAATATTGAGAAACAAAAAGGAGGTGAAATAAAAATGATCGATTATACAAATAAGAATCTTCGTCCGAAGACGTTCTTCGTAAAGATGGAGCGTAACCGTGACGGTAGCTTTACCGTTAAGCGTGCTAAGGTCCTTAACCAGACCAATCAGTTCAAGCGCACAATCAAGCAGATTGACGCTCGTGACTTTACACGTGCTATTAAGAATAGTGCAATTACCGTTGCTTAATTCTTAAACAAACAATGAGAGGGACCGGCTGCTATAATTTAGGAGCCGGTCCTTTTATTTCAACTTTTATATTGCAATTACATAAACAATTTTTTATTATAGAGAGATGCTAAACGCCGAAGAGATAAATAAACGATTTAAGAAAGCAATTGCCAAGGATCCGAATACCTTGACCTGTATTGTTACCGGGAGAGAGAGACCGACTAATAGCGAATATCTCGAAGAAAAGGCTAAGAAAGCTGGGTCAAAGGAAGAGTTCCTCAAACACTATATTTGTAGAGATGCCCTCACTCTACTCAAACAGGGCAAGAGTGTAGCAGATGTTCGAAAGGAGCTCGGTATTACAGGGATAACAATAGCTCTTGGTTCAGAGTTTCTTAAACGAGCCCTAGAAATAAACGGGAAATAAGCTTGAGGTTCCTCAATAAGGAATCTATTATTAAAGAATCATGAAGACAATACCTAAAATGTTCAGTAAGAAAGGATTTACCTACAAGCAAGTAAAGCGTGAAGGTATGAAGGCAATCTTTGAACAATCAAAGAAAGGTCAAGAGAGTGTTTCGTTTGAAGTTGTGAAAATTAATAAGCACAATGGATACGAACTCGGCGGTCAAAAGATTCCAGCAGGTGAAGCCTATCCAGGAACCTCTCAGTGGGGTATTGCCGGTTGGACGTATCAAAACATAAAGGATGCGGAAGCAAAATATAAGAAATTAAAATAATAAGCTTGTAATTCCTTTTTAACTCCACCATAATAATAGCATGAAACTTAATCATATTGTATCAACTTCGTTTACGGCTGCTAAGGATGTTCAAATTCCTGAGATTTACTTCCGTAGGGTTAAAGCAAATATCCCTGAGATCGACGAGATGTTCGGTGGCGGTATTCTCCCTGGCTCTACTATTACGCTTTCTTCGAAGGCTGGTGTTGGTAAGTCGACGATGGTTCTTCAGATTCTTAACGGAATGACTAAGAATGGTCGTTCGGTTGGGTATATTAGCGCAGAAGAGTCCGTCCATCAGGTTGCTTTCGCTTGTCGTCGACTTGGTATTGAGGAGGTCGGCGTTTGTAACGAGAATAAGTTCAATAAGATTCTTTCTGTTATGGATGGAATGGATGTCATTGTTATTGATTCGTTTCAGGCTATTGATAAGGGAGAGCTTGATGAGCGTGAGGCTGTTGAGAAGCTTATTCATCGAGCTCAGGAGACGGAGTGTGCTGTGATTATTATCTGTCACTTGACGAAGAGTGGTGTAATGCGTGGTACGAATCATTTGACTTACGCTGTTGATGCGAATATGTTCGTTGAGATGGGTGAGACTCCGGACTTCCGTAGGATTTACTTCTCTAAGAATCGTTTCGGTCCTGGGATTGATTATACCTGTGCGTTTACTAGCCGTGGTTACGATTTTACTGCTGTAACTGCTGAGACTGCAAATAATACAGAGGATTCTAAGAAGAATAAGAAGACTGAGCGTAAGGAAAAAGCTAAGGAGGAAATTCTTAAGATTAACGGTCAGTTCAGCGTCACGGATATCTGCGAGAAGCTTAACGTCGATGCAACTCGTGCCGGATATCTACTTCGTGAGCTTACTCTCGAGGGTAAGCTTCGTAAGAATAATAAGCGTGGAACTCAGACCCGCTGGAACGTAAATAAAATCGAAGCAACAATCACAAAACACTAATAATATGGCTGGAAAAGGATCAAAATCACGCGTAAGCGATACTAAAAAATATAAAGAGAACTTTCCAAAGACTTCTGGTAAGGTGGAGGGCTTTGTGAAGATAAAGGGAAAACTAGTAAAGAAGTACTGAAAGAGATAGCAAAAATCCTTAGTAGGCCATAAATAATTTAAATTTATGTCCACTGTATTATCTGCATTTCCTAATTTTCAGGCACCTCCAGCAACTCCAATTCAGGGATGGAGTAATGCATTTGTTAATATTCAGAACGATCAGAGCGCTACCCTTTACGCTCAAGCATCATATCCAATGAACGTTAGAGCTGATGGCTCTAACCCAACAATTTTCAGTAAACAATCAAAGGATGTCGTTAATAGGGTCAAGGTTGTTAACCACCAGAACGTATATGAAGCTGACTTCGAATACGGTTCCCAGCCCCTTCGTTGGGAGAACGTAACGACAGGAAACGCTACTATTCAGCAAGTACCTCAGTCTGGTGGTGTTCAGATGAAGATCTTCAGTCAAGGTGATGTTACTGTTCGTCAGTCTCGTCCTTATCATCGCTATCAGCCTGGTAAGACAATGTTCATGGCTACAGCCTGTAATTTCGGTGGTGCTCTCTCCGGTCAATATCAGAGAGTCGGTTTCTTTGATGATGCTAATGGTATCTTCATGGAGCAGGGAACACCAACAAGTACAAATCCTAGTGGTATGTATTGTGTAGTAAGAAATGATATTAATGGTCTTCCTACTGATTTAAAATTTGATTACTCTCAATGGTCAGATCCATTCGGTATTAAGAATACTCTTAACTGGAATAATATTATGATGCTTTGGATGGAGTATGCCTGGTATGGAGCTGGTGCTTTAAGATGGGGTGTTTTCATTAACGGTGAAGCTTTTGTTCTTCATGAATATGGAACAGGTAACACTATTACCCAGCCCTGGTCACGTACTGGTAACTTACCTGTTCGCTACGAACAGCGTAATATTTCAGCCAACGCTCCTTCAACTTTCTATCACTACGGTGTATCAGTTATTGTCGAAGGTGGTAGAGATCCTCAGCGTGGATTTACTTACAGCTATGGTAATACATCCGCTGTATCAATTCCTGGTACTGCTTATAGAAAGCCAGTTCTTTCGGTTAGAAACCGTGTAATGGGTACAAGGGTAGTAGATAATTACACCACCTATTCTTCAACAAGTTCAATCGCCGGTGTTCGTACACCACTTGGTCTTGGTGGCCCTGTTGTATTAGACTTTACTAGCGCTACTACCTGGCCAACAACAACACCTCTCTCCGGTCTTCAGATCTGGTTCCCGACTCTCACCGGTACTGGTTTCCCTTATGGAGCAACCGGTCGCATTTACGGTAATACAGCTTCGTCACTTACTGCTGTTGACGTTGTAGTTGGATTGTCATCTTATCCGACGACAGCCGGTAATGGATTAGTACCTGCAGCATTATCTGGTATATATGTTAATACAGCCATTAACACCGGTGCTACAATTTCTACAGCAGCCTCAGCGGTGCTTCCTATCGCGGGTATGCCATTCCAAATCGGTCTTATTAATCGCGGTCAGATTCTTCCGTTGGATCTTTTGATCTCTACCACTGGCGGTGCTCTTCTTGAGTTCTTTACCTCGACTCCGTATAATCCAATTACCCTTTCAGGTGCTAATTGGCAATCACTTGCAAGCTTGAGCTCATATAATTCGTTTGTTGAGCAAGATACATCTGCACGTTCCTTTAACGGTGGTGAGTTTGTATACGGCTTCTACGTATCACCTGGTAGTAACGTTCAAGATAAAGATCTCTCGAACTTCTTTCCATTGTATAATACAATCCGTGGTAATCAGCCTGATATTCTTACTCTAGCAATTACCCCAATGCAAGGAGCTACAGTAAATCAGGTCGGTGTTAATCTTATTGCTCAGGAAGCAATGTCGTAAGCTTCTTATTGCTGATATTGCTTGATTCCGGCGTCATTAGCTATATAATAATAGCATGACGCCGGAATCGTTTAAAGCACGCAACCACGCTCTTAAGCCTTTATCTACTATTGGCAAAGTACGTTGGACGTATAAGATGTTCGGTAAGATTGATATCTGGGATGTATTGCCTTATAGCTTGCGTCATCACTGGTATGATAAGATTAAACCAATCTTTAAACCTCAGAATAAACGTCTAAGAAAAGTAATTCCTAGAACCTGGACTGATGTTTCGGGTCTTATTGAGACAGTAAATTTTGAATTCGTAAAGAAGTTCTATGAGGAAGAATATGTCGATGGAGTGGTAGATTGGGAGCAGTCTGGAGAAGATCATGCTAAGTTCGCACGCTGGCTTGAAGAAGCCTATCGTTACATTACCGTTCACCGTCCTAGACTTGTAAAAGAGATGGAAGATGCCTATCCACCTATGCCCTCGATGGATGAATGGTTCAAGCCACATGAATATAAAGAAGATGGCACGGTAAAGAATTATCAAATGAATAATCGTGGTAAAACCTATGAAGAGCTTTACGGTGAAGTAAATAGAATTGAACAACTTATTACAGATTTAGATACAGAGGTATTAGTTGAAATTGCAAAACGTAGACAGTATTTTTGGACATAAAAATTAATGGGTAGATCGCATAGCGGCAATTGCCGGAGACTGTAAATCTCCTCTCCTCGGAGTTCGAAGGTTCGAGTCCTTCTCTGCCCACCATTTTATTTTATCTATAAAAATAGATTAAATAATTCGTGCCATGACAATGTTTGACACTAATCCTCCACATAATACGGCCCCGGTAATTGATCGTAATACCATTAAGTGGAGTGGTTATTTCGCTACAACAGAACAGGCAGATGAACATTTAAAAGAAAAAACAAAGGACTTTGCTAAAAGAGAAAATAAACTTGTTGTAAGTGCTAAGAAAGATTTTATTAATAGACACTTTAAAGGATATTTTCTCTATAAATTTACCGTAATTTTAACTCAAAATGATATTTAAATTTTTATTCGAAAAAGTAAAAGCCAAGCATTCCAAAGCTGAAGCAGGTTATGTAGCCCATACTGTTAAGGGACAACGTTGTGATGCCTGTACTATGTGGCGTCCTCCCAATAAGTGTTCTGCGGTAGCTGGAGACATTAAGCCAAATGCCTGGTGCAAGTGGTGGAAGAAAAGTCACCGAAAAAAAGACTAG